GGCGAACACAGGCCTTATTTCGTTCATTGGCACTGGCACAAAATATTGTTTATGTGTTGAAAGATCTTCAACAATAGCAAATGTTTGTGGAGTCACGGGCACTTCTTTGATTATGAGTTTTTTAGATGATAAACATTTTGGTTTGTACTTAGTTTTGATCAAATCAGGTCGATTTATATCTTTAGCTTGTACACTCAAACGTGCAGTCATATTATACTCAGGAACATCAGAGATAAGTGGATTTTCAACATTGGTATCAAATCCATCACCAACAAACATAGACATCAATCTGTCATAAGTTTCAACTCGTAGGGGTCTACATCCAGAATTCAAGCAAGCACGCTGTAATTCAAGATGATATTCATCATAAGCCTTTCGACCATAATGAAACATTTCACGAATTGAAGCCTCACAAGATTGTGCCATATTTTCGTAAGGGTCTAAACCATTATCCCGTATCCATAATGGTGTTTCTCGAATGACATCAATGGGCAATGGGGCGAAGGTCATGCCATCACGAGAAATGAATTTGCGTTTCAAAAATGATATTTCCTCGCCTTTGTATTTAAATTGTTTCCATTCAGCAGTTTTCTCAGCTGGTGTAAGTTTCATTCCGACTTCTTTGAGCCATTTGATATTGTCGGATAAATCATACCAATCAACATGAGTTGATTCAGCTTTGTCATCACCAAAAGTTGACAATCTAAAATGTTTTAGGTAATCAGCACATCCAAAAGGTTGTCCTTTCTCATTCTTGATCCCTTTGTCGCGAGCAGTTCGAATAACACACCATATTGAAATGATAATGTTACAAATACAATTAAAAATAGTAGTAAGCAAGTCTCCAGATGGATTATTGCCTTCAGGCATCTTATATAAAAGATCAATAAGAATGTGAATACCATCTTTATATGTATTTTCATGTAATTTTCTTCGGGCATTCTTTGATTCTTCAGATTCATCAGGGTAATATACGGCATACCAACGATCAATGCATAAAAGAGCAGCATCTTTAAGTATTTTGGCAATCGTTGTATCGTATTTTTCATAATCCCCTTCAAAAAAGAAGGTAATCAACCAAGCTTTAAGACGTTGGTAGAGCATATGCCATTGAGGAGAATGTACATTAATTCCAACTGCAATTGGTGAATTTACAGGGTCTGACATCATTGCATCAACAAAACATTGAAAATATTT